TCAATGGCGATGGCGGCATCGACATTAGCTAGGGCTTCTGCACTGATACGAGCGGCAGCGATTCTGCGGCCCAGGTTATCCATTTCACGGGCGTAATCGTTCAGAGCCTGCTCCAGAGCAGCTTGCCGTCGAGCATTTTCTAAAGCTTCCAGCAGGTTGGCGTACTGCTCTAGGGCAGCGGCAATTCTGGGATCGTCAGCAGCAGCCCCTGCACTAATAAAACTCTGCCTCAGAGCCTCTACCTGGCGAGTAATTGATTCTATGTCTTGTTGCTTTTCCAAGCCCGCCAAACCACCCACATTGAAAGCATCAAGCAGACGCTGCATAGAGGCTATTTCACGATTAGCGTCCTTGAAGGCTTTGGCAATATTCTGCTTGCGGGCGAGTCGATTAGCTTCTTCCTGCTGTTCATTCAGCTTTTGCTGCCAGAAAGTAAGGAGCTCGGTTAGATTTATGGCTTCTTCCAGAGATACTCCTGCAGCCACGAGGCGAGCACGATGCTGCTCGATAGCGTCCGCATCCTGAAAGGCTCTGTTAAGAGCTTCGACAGCTTCTGGACCCTCTTTCATAGCCTCATACGTCAAACGCATGCGGTCAATCTGTCTGGTTATATCGTCGACAGCATTCTGGGCATTCGCCTGCTGCAGAGCACCCAATGCCGATGCAAATTGGCTAACCAGTTCATTGACAACTTCCTGGTTTTGCACCACGCTGCTCAGCCTTTCGCGGAACTGTTCAATGGCATCGACATCTCTGAACTGGGCTTGGAGGCGTTCGACCTCTCCTGCAAGGCCCCTGGTAGCAGCTGCTTCAGCTGAGATACGTTCAATTTGCCGCTGCGCTTCAGCCAGAGCCGCCGGCTCACGCGTTCGGGCGAGGGTTTCCAGCAGGTTGGCGTACTGCTCTAGAGTAGCGGCAATTCTCGGGTCGTCGGCTGCAGCCCCTGCATCAATAAAACTCTGCCTCAGAGCCTCCACCTGACGAGTAATTGATTCTATGTCTTGTTGTTTTTCCAAGCCGATCAGACCGCCGGCATCGAAAGCATCGAGTAGGCGCTGCATAGAGGCTATTTCACGATTAGCATTCTCGAAGGCTTTAGTAACATTCTGATCGCGTGCAAGCCGAATAGCTTCTTCCTGCTGTTCATTCAGCTTTTGTTGCCAGAAAGCAAAGAGCTCAGTTAGAACTGCAACTCTTGCCAAATCTACTCCTCTGGCCCGAAGGCGGGCACCAAATTCTTCGACGGCATCTGCATCCTGAAAAGCTTTGTTCAGAGCTTCGACAGCTTCTGGCCCTTCTGCCATAGCCGCATACGTCAAACGCATACGATCAATTTGTTTATTAGCATCATCGACAGCAGTCTGAGCGTTCGCCTGTCGCAGAGCACTCAGTGCTGCCGCATATTGCGCAGTCAATTCATTGATAGTTCTTTGATCCTCCGTCAGCTCGCGCAGGCCTTCACGGAACTGCTTAATGGCGTCAACATCTCTATATATAGCTTGAAGGCGTTCAACCTCTCCTGCAAGACCTCTAGTGGCAGTTGCTTCAGCCAGAATACGCGCAATTTGCCGCTGCGCTCCAAGCACCCGCCTATTAGCAGCCTCTTGGCCCGCTGCCTGCTGTGCCTCTTCTTCCGCTCGAAGTCTCTCTTCGAGTGCCAGAAGTGCTTCCATCGCTTGAACCAGAGCTTCGTATTCCTCTCGCAGGTTGTTTATCTCTAGTACACGTGACGTCTCGACAGAGACTGCGTTCCCGGTCGTCAAAGCCCAGATCCGGCGTGCCTCATTGACGAGCGTTTCGAAAAATCCCTGTGAAGTGGAAAGACTGTCAGTATCAAGATGTGGCATCCCGAATACATTGAAGTTCTGCAGCCTCTGCATCCGCGCTTCAACGGCGTTCATTTGAGCCTGCAGTTCGTCAATCAAAGCTCGAGCTTGCTGCCTGCGGGTAACCGAAGCTCTCCGGTCAGCCTCTATGAACTCGTTGATACGGTCTATAAGCTCGCCGGTCTCTGTTGCTGCGGCCTCCGCGCCCTTAGACATCATATAGTAGCCAGCAGCCGCCCCGCCAGCCATGAGAGCCAGGCGCGCCAGTACGGTCGCAAGAGCCCCTATAGGATTGGCCATAGCAACAGCGTTCAAGCCCGCCACTGCAAGCCCAACCTTCTTGATCAGACCTGCGAGCAGAACAAGTCCCTGCAAAATCGTGGGGGCTACAAGAGCAAGCAGAGCTCCCGATACCATGGCCGCTGCCGTTGCGACGGTTTCCATGTTATCGGCGAGGAAGTTCAAGGTGCTGGTCAGCGACTGGACGGCCGCTTGATATGCACGGCTGATGCCGAAAGTCCTATCCAGCTGGTCAAAAAAGTGCGCCTGAGCATTTGTCAGCCGGTTCATTGTCGCGCGGAATGTCTCGACCCGCTCGATCTGATCAGTGCCGAGAGCCTCCCGGAAGGCTGCAGCAAACTTGGGCAAGAAGTCTGCCGTAACAACATCACCTGCCCGGAGCATATCGTTGAGCTCTCGCGTAGTAACCCCCATCGCCTGGGCTGCGATGTTGAACGCACCCACAAGGCGGTCGCCCAATTGCCCACGGAGTTCTTCTGCCTGCACGATCCCCTTAGATATCATCTGCTCAAAGGCTTTGAGGGTACCGGCCAGCTCATCCGCTGTGAGCTGGAAGCGAGCAGCCCCAAATACGATATCCTCGAAAATCCGGGCGACTTCTTCACCCTGCAGCGCGGTGCCTTGTGCAGCAGCCTGCAGGCGGGTGAAGGCGTTGGCCGTAGAAACAAATTCTGCCCCAGCAGCTTCGGCAATCTGACGAACACGTTCGAAATCTGCAGTCGCAAATGCAGGCCCCGAAACGATGTCGAACCTTGCACGGATATGATTGAGCTCTTGAGCAGTAGTAACTGCATTCTGCCCCATCCGCGCAAGTGCAACCGAACCTGCTATGATCCCCCCAACCATGCCCGCCACAGCAACGTTTGTGCGAGTCGCAATGCTAGCAAAAGCATTGATGCGAGAGCCCAGCCCACTGAGAGGTCCGAGCGCAATTGTAGCAGAGCTCGACAGATTGCGCAGTTTGACAGCAAGTCGTTCGGTAGGTGTCACCCCCTCCTTAGCTGACCGAATATAGTTATCTAGCTCTCGTCTGCTTCTCCCCAAATCTGCCTGGAATTTCTCCAGAGCCCGCTGATACTCCAGAGCAGTTAGACGCCCTTTGGTCAGTTCTTGGGTCAGTTCCCGCAGAGCGCGGGCTGAGCTTGCAAACATTGCCGGAGGGGCGTTTGCCTTACTCAGCTGATGCTGGAGTTGGAGGATTTGCTGGACGGCGTTAAGAGCTGCCTTTTCCTGCCGGCGCAAATCGGCTGCAACAGTTTTGACGCCTTTACCGGTACGGCGCGAGGCCTGTTCTACTGCATGCCCGAACTTGACGATCTCGATGAGAGACTTGGTGAGCCCCCGGGTGTTTACTCCCAGCCCGAAGTTGATACTGCCGATATTTAACGCCACCTTCGCCTCCCCGGAGACCCCTGCCCTCCAGCAGCTGTTGCCGCCGTCTTACTACGTGCGGACTTGTAAGCCCGAGCCTGTTCCTTCTCCTTTATCCTGAAATATGCCAACCACCGGGCAAATTCGCTGGGAGTGAGTTCCAGAACTTCGTGCTCAAACTTCCCCAGCTGCTCTGCTACGAAGAGGACGTCGAGCTGCCGAGGGTTTCTTCGGAGTTTCCCTCCTCACCCAGGATGTCGATATCGGTCAGCTCGGAGATGACTTTGTTGATCCGCGCGAGATCGCCGCCGAACGGCATCTGCGTGATTACGTCGATGTCAGCTTCGTCGAACACCCGATCGTCTGTGCCCGGCACGAATGCGTAACCCACAATCATCTGGGCGGCTGCAGCAGCCTTATCTTCGAGCTGCTGCAGTTCGAGTACCGTCTTCATTGGGGGCTGACGCATCTCAATCTCTGCGCCGAAGAACACCACCCTCTTCGACAGAGGCTTGGAGTTCTTGAAGATGGTCTTCCGGAGTTCGTCACGTGTCGCCATAGTTTGTGCCTCCTTATGGCTCAGTTAGAGGTTGCAGACTGTCAACGGTTAGGTCACCACAGAGGTGGCACCCGTCCCCTGCAGGGTAATGCTGAACTCGTTCATGGCTTCGAGCCCGCCGCTCAACGAGATCTCGGACACCAACACATCTCCCTGCCGGCCTGCCGTCCCATCAGGCAGGTATCGAGCTTTGATGATGTCGCCGTTTTGCCAGGCAGTGAGAGCGTTCCGGACACCCTGATTGAGCTTGGTGTTCGTCGTATGCAGCCAGCCGAACGGCCTCGCCAGTTTATTGACATCGGGGACGTTCAGCATCCACGAGAGGGATTCTTCCTCGAGCTCACCGACTCCTCCCGATTGGCCCTGGGATGTCAGTCGGAAAAAGCCTCTGCAGAAGCTGTCGCTGTTGCCTTCAGGGTTGATCTCGATGATGAACTCGTCGCGGTCGAGTAGCTTGGTGAGGTTGGCGTTCGCGGCCACGTAGATGCCGTTCGTCTCCAAGCTAACCCTTCGCAGGCCGTACTGATAGGTGCGGTGCCCCGAGTTTCCTTGGGCGACCGCATAGTCGGTGTTGTCGACAGCTTCGGCCGTCTGTGTGAGGGTGAATCCTCTAGCGCCGCCAATCGCCGTCGTTGCGTACCAGCTCATGTCAACCGTTACCGGACCAGTCACGGTATACGATTGCACGAAAGTCACCCTCCCGAAGAGGTAGTCGTACGACTCGATATTGCTGGCAGCAACGGCAGTGCCGTTATCGTACACTGTCACAGTCGCCGACCGGTTCCAGATACGTCGGGAGACGTTGGTCACCTGGTAAGTTTTGCCCGACACGAGCGACATCGCTTCGCCCGTAGCAGCTGTCGACGTGCCGACGATCCTGAGCTTGCAGACATAGCCCGCAAAGCCTTTGTACAGAGCGTTGGCCGTAATAGACCATCCGATCAGTCCAGACTCATTCGACTGGTATTCCTGACCGAAGATGGTGTCTACGATTTCACCGGCTTCATTCCGCAACTCAGCGCTGTTGCCCGGCAAGGTATACCAGGTGGTGCCGTTGTCGCTGGAAAGCCTGACGCGTTTTGCAGCCATGGATCCTTCTCCTTAAAGCGGTTCCCGGTTTGTTCCTGAAGCCGGTTCGATTGTCAGCTGAAAGTTGATGCTGAACTGCGGCCTCTTGTTGTCCTCATACCCCAGGAATGTGGGGGCTGAGAGCTGGGTGATCATCACCCAACGATCGCCGTTAACATCCTGACTCGGCAGTCCGAGCAGTGCGTCGACGATATCTTTGCATTTTGCTTGCGCTGCCAGATACCCATTCTCACTTCCACGTACGCGCACTTGAACAGTAGGAAAGTCCAGTAGCCACTTGGGGTTGGATGGCGCACCTCCTGAATCGTAGATCGTAATGCAGGTATCAGGCTTATTAGGCATCCTGGAGATGTGGATAGACCATCCTGAAGTAGCGTTGAACACGCCGACGTTCGCAGCAACAAGAAGATCGCGGATGCCTTCAGAAGGACTAGACACCAGAAGCCTCCTTGTACAGAGCTATGCAGCGGCGTCGAATTTCGTCAGCGTCTTCAAGCAGCGGCCGTTCTAGAAACTTGGCCTGGGCAGGAGGGTCGTGGTAGTACTCCAGGTTTTCATGCTGGATGATGGCGTACTTGGGCTGTCCGCCTCTGCCATATCCCATCTCGGCGACCACCTTGCCGCGGAAAGTACGCACTTCTAGATAGCCAGACTCTTTGAGGGCTCCGGTCTTTCTGGGCACGAAGATCTGGGATCTGTCGAAGGTAGGCCGCAAAGCTTCCTTCAGGATCTTGACGGTCTCGCCCTCCATATGCACAATCCAAGCTTCGAAATTCCTAAGCACGCGCTTGAATTGTTCCCGCACATCGAGAACGGCCAGCATGTAGTCGTCGCTCATGCGGTCGCTAAGCCGCTTGGGTCCGATATTCACTCTGAGCGGGATAAAACGTTTAACCTCCTCACGCCTCATAGGAATGCCCTCCGCTCGGCGACGGCATTCCGAAGATCCGGGATCTTGATCATCCGCCTGATTTCGTAAGCACCGTCTACTGAGGTGGGGTCGGCTGCTGCGGAAGTGCCTAGATAGAGATAGCCCCCAACGACAACATCCTGAGGCACAAACACAACAGCCCTGCTCACCAGGATTTCGCCTTGCTCATTGGTAAACTGCTCCTGGCGGTCTTCCCACCGAACCTGCATTGTGATGGGCGCGGCATAGGTATAGCCCCCAGTACCGTTTGGCATGGGAGCTCCCCAGTACGTGGCTGTCTGTTTGTACCCCTTGCCGATCATACGACTCTCAGTTCCGCCTGCTGTATGGGGGCCGCCATCGAAGCAAGAGTTCCGCTGGTGTCGAAAGCGATAGCCTGTTGCCCCCACAACGTCGCGCCCAACCCCTGACTGTTTTTTGTGCTGTTGATGGTGGCATACTTCTCCACTGACTCGCCCACCTCTTTGTACGTAAGCCCGCCCTTTTCGAGGGTGAGCGTCGCGAAGTGGGCCGCCAAGTACAGCGTGATCATACGCTGACGAGCTGCTGACAGCCCCGCATTGGCCAGATTTTCCGTCACCAGCAGATCGGCATGATCGATCTGGGCAGCAAGACTGATGCTAGTCTCGCTGCTGTTGATCAGTGCATGCACTTCACTGGAGGTGATGTCGGTTGCCATGGCCTACTTCTTGGCGTCTTCAGACTTAGCTTCAGACTTAGCTTCAGACACAAGTTCAAACTTGTCCCTGAACGCTTCGGCCTGCTCGGGAGTCAGCTCTACTATCTGGCCCAGTTCCACCATGTGCCTGGAACCGTCACGATCGATCACCTGGTGCTTGCCCCGCACCAACTTCGCCTTCACCACGTCTGCCATTTCATGTATTTCCCAGCTCGATTTGATCTGATAGAGGGCCCAAAGGCCCTCCTAAGTAGTAGCATACAACTTGCCAGCTTACGAGAAGTGGACGATACCGGACCGGCCGTTGTAATCGCCAGTACGCACACGAGGAACCATGATCGCCATGATCTTGAAGTTCATCTGCATACCTCCGTGCGATTCCCACATCACCATGGTCGGCTGGATGCCGTTGACGATGTCGACCACATCTCGAGTCATCTGCACCATGAGAACGTTCGTGCCCGTGAGGTTCGAAGTCGGACGGACATCGATGATGTTCGGAATGGCTTTGACGCGCTCGAGGATGGTGCGGTCCGAGTTGGCCTTGAAGTCATCCGCCATGTGGACGTAAACGGGATAGGGGACGTAAATCATGTACGGTCCGTACATACGGTCCCCAACGGCCAAATTGATCATGCTCAGCACGTCGCCGATGATCTGAGCACCTGTCGCAGTTGCCCAGTTGGTAGTCACCGAACCGGTGTTACGGTTAGGCACGTTCGTATAGCCGTAGACCGTGCCGTTTGTGCCGCCAACAGTCACCCCGGAGAACAGGATCGACTCGATCTTCTCCGACACGATTCGAGCACACAACTGCGCTTGAGTCACATCCAAGGGCTGCCCGGTAGTCCGGCTGGCTTCCAGCACGCGCACGTTGATCTGGAAGTCCTTGTGGACGATCGGGATGGGCATCGAATCGAGATCGAACAGCACCCGATCACGGCTTGCATCCGTGATACCAGCCATGTTGACCTCGGCAGTGCCCATATCGGAGATTTTCTCCCATTCGAGCCTGGTCGTACCGAGAGCGTTCGGAAGGTTGAAAGTCAGCCCACGCGATACCAGATCGCCGACTGCAATCAGGCGTTCGCGAGCGACTTCAACAATCGCCGTGTCGTAGGCGACCCATTCTTCCTTACGAAGGACGTCGTTTGTTCGGAGTGATTCCACGCGGAAGCCGTTGGCCAGCAGCCGCTGTGCCACCGCCCCTACACCGATCGTCCCGCCGGAGCCATTGCCGGCAATGACGTCCATATCCACTTTCTGAGACATGATTTCAGATCCTTTCTGTGTCTGGAGTCTGCCGCCGGCGTCAGATCACTTCGACCAGGCAACGGACGGACGAGCTACCGCCGGAGTTGTTGACAGCTTCGAGAGCTCGGAACCGAGCCGACATCCGGCTGGTGTGCGGGGTCGAACCTGAAGCAACGACTTTCCTGAGAGTACCTGCGACCGACCCGATCTCCAGAATATCGCCGATGACGATGGCGGGAGCACCAGCACCAATCAGCGCGTAGAACTCGCATCCCGGGCCGAGAACTTCGATCAGTACGTTGTCGTTTGTCGCATACGCAGTATTCAGATCCTTGCCGAAGATCTCGTTCTCGATCGCCACCCACGTGGAGGTCGTTTCAGCAGCACCGTTGTGCGGGACGACGGTATTGCCGGATTGCAGTTTCAGCACGTGGCCGGGGGTGATCGCAGCACCAGCAAGACGCTCCTTGCGGATCCCGTTCCCCTTCACGACTACGGTATTTGCAGCCATTTGAGAATCCTTTCATATCCTGTTTTATCTGATCGCGGGGTATCAGACAATAGTCGCAGGCTTCTTCACTTCGAAGACCAGAGGCGGCGGCGGAGCCCAACGATCATCGACAGCGTTGGTACGCGGAGCGGACGGCGGTGCATAAGCTACCGGAACACTCGCCAGTTTGACCAGCCGTTCCAGATCACGGACAGACATCGCACGCAGCTCGTCTTCGGTGTAGTCGCAGCGCTCGGTGGCTTTCAGATTAGTGATGAGCGAAGCCTTCTTCTCTGCGTGGAGTCGCAGACTCTCCTGCAGGACCTCACGCACTTCTGCCGGAGCCTGAGCGATGTACTCAGCAACCGTCAGCGTTCGGGGTGCACTGGGTGCGCTGTTTACAGCCGAAAGCTCGCTGGAAGTTTGGGTCGATTCGGGCGTCACGTCACCGGCCGTGACTCCGGTCGCCCCGTTGTCATTGTCCTTCGACATGACGGGTTCTCCTTGATCAAGAGTGGAAGTGGAAGTAGAAGTGGAGGCGTTGGTCGCCAGTTGCCCTCCATCAGAGCAGGTCATCTCGCCGACGACTTCGGGGGCTTCGGGGGCTTCGGGGGCTTCGGGGGCTTCGGAGTCTTCGGAGTCTTTGAGGACCTTCTCCTCTTGTGTCGACTGAGAATTTGCTTCAGCCACTGCAGGTTCTCCTTTGTTGCAGGTCCCATTACAACCGCAGTCGCAGCTGCTGTTGCTGTTGATGCGGCTTTCGTCAGACTTAGCATACCAAAACGTGTTGATCCTTGGAGCACCACAGCCGCCGGCGACCGAACATGCCCCTAAAGTGCCTGCAGGCAGAAATGCCAGATGATCGGGGGCAACAGAACGCCAAATGCCCTTATATTCCTGCCCATGATACCATCCCGAAACCCTTTCGACGGTAGCAAAAAGGCCGGTAGACAGCTCGACCACCTGGCCGCTCCTGATGCGGTCTACAGTAGCAGCAAAATCACCGCCCAGCTCATTTGCTCGGACAACGTCGATCCAGGCCTCAGTCTTCAGCTTTAGACCATCCAGCCGTGTGTTGAATAGTATCCCGAATGCCCAATCACGCAGGATCTCGGGAGAGTTTGCACTGACATACTGGCCACCTACTCTCGGGTGATTCAGCACCAGCGGCCGGCCGTCCCACGCAGAAGGATAACGACCAAATTCAGATGCCAAAGCCAGTTCGGGATATTCCGCATTTGCTGAATGGAGCACCCCTTCTACAAGCGCAACAGCAGGCACAACTAAGTACTCGCGTCCCATAAAGGACTCGGTGCGGACCAGGTCCGTGACGGCTTGCGCCCGAATATTAAATACTTCCTGTTTCATTGCGACCATTATATAGTGGAGTCAGAAGAAAATCAAGAGGGTTTTTATGGGCCTCCGATTTTTTGCGGATCCGCCTTTAACGGGGGCCGCAGTGTAGTAGTGCCAGCGTTTACGGGTGTTGGCCTGGCCGCCAGACCAATTGGCCGGCAGCATATGTCTAACCTGCCGATAGGAATTTGACATCAGCTATCTCCGAGCTCGAGCCGATCTTCCGCGTTCTGCTCAGGATGGGTGCCGTCCCCAAGCCTATCTCTGCTGCCTCCACCGGCGTCTCTGGACCTTCTGCGCTCCGGAAGGACGTCTCGCCGATCGTCGAAGCTTGGAACGGCTCCTTTGAGTCCAATAATTGCACGCCCCTCTTCGGGGGTGACCACGGGGACGACGTCCGACAGCGCTTTCGACACGTTCGCCAGGCTCCGGGCCTGCTGCGCAGAAGTCTGAGCGCGCTCTAGCGGGTTCTGCTTGAAAGCGTCCGGCCATTTGTATGTCAGATCTGCAGGCTCAGGAAGGACGCCCAGTTCGACCATCTTCCGAACGAAGGGGTTCAAGATCATGGGCTCGGCAAACAAATTCCGGCGCTCTTCGATCTTCGTGGCCCAGTTGGCACGGTCTTGTTCGGAGGCCAGCTGCCCCGCCTCGGACCCGAGCAAGATACGCTGGGGGATGCCGGTAGCTCCAGACAGCAGAGCGATCAGAACATTGAACGTTCCTTTGGGGTCTGCTACATCTGAGCCGAGGTTCTGGATCTTGACGCCCTTGGTGCGGATCACCCTACGCAGGTTGTGGAAGTATTCGTCGATCTCCTCGCTCAGGGCTTCGGCATCGTCGGCTTTGAGGTCCATCTCCTTGTCGACATCGACCTGCATTCCACGATTGGCTGTGAGCCAGAAGGTTTCAGCAGAACCGCCCGCTGTCTTGATGATGTCGTCCAGAAGGTTGTAGACTTTCAGCAGGCGCGGGATACCAAAGCTATCGTCTTCTAGAGTGTTCTCGGCCACATGCAGAACCCTGGAATGGTGGACCTCGAAAGGCAGCATCTGCATGCCCGATCTCACAGAGCTTACGGAGCTGACTGCTGCACCGTTAATCGTTTCGGCTCTGTTTGGGCTGACGCGGTATAGTGTGGGCTTGCCAAAACGCGGGTTGCGCGGATTCTCCTCGTAGCGCAGGATCTCTGCAGTAGCTTCGGAATAAGGTTGCAGGTAGAGGAGTCTGTGTCTGCGCCCCTCGCGAGCGGGTTTGTCTAGTGGCTGACCATCATCTAGCCCGATCAGTAGGATGCTATATCGGCCGATCCCGACCAGTTTGTCCAGCTGTGCAAGCCTGGTGTACAAATTATGGCGCTGCTGGAGGTTCTTCCATTCGATGACGAACTCTTGGGTAGAAGACTCGATCTCAGGAGGATTCGACCATATCGCATGGGGTTCCGCCTCGACGACCCTCGCCGCAATGTCTTGGCGGAGGTACTTGTGGTACATATCCATGAAGGTGACGACTTTTCGATAGCCGAAAGTCGCATATAGGTCGCGATTTCCTGAAAAAAGTGTGCCAAATAGGCCAGAAAATGCGCTGATTCGAGAGATGATACTCACCTTTCAGACCTCCATAGAATCCGGGCCGAAAATGCGCAAAAATGCGCAAAAATGCGCATTTTCTGCCGATTTCTGCCGATTTCTGCCGATTTCTGCCGATTTTTGGTGGTTTTAGCCATATTTTCTGCCCCAGGTTGCGCCCGTTACGCGGATAGAAGCTGCAGCTCTGATCGTGGACGAAGTGCTGTCGCTGAAGATCCGAGGAGGTTTGCGGCCCCAAACAGGGCTTAGGAGCTTCTTGCTGAGCAGAGTGTTGTAGCCGATTGCGACTGTATCGACCTGATCGTCATGGTCTCCTGCAGGAAACCCGTCGAATTCTGCCAGAAATTCTTCGTTCCAGTGCCCCCTCAGGAGCTTGATCTTGCCTGCTTCGGCCGCCGCCAGCATCGGCATTGCGCGAGTCACCTTATTCGTCGTCGTAGTCACGCCCTCAACCTTGTATTGTGGGAGGACGTTTACCTTATAGTGTGTGACTATTTGAGCGCCCGATGCTCCAGGTTCCTGCTCGATGATGACTTTGGTGTCGGTTCCGTCTGTTGCTGCTCGCGATTGGACTGCCGCCTCGACGGTTTCGGGCGTGGTTCTCTTGCGCCAGATGTCGAGAACCCACATTTGTTGCGTCCTCTGATTGACAGCCACCAGAGTTCCGCACGAAGGATCATTTTCTTTGCCTTTGCCACCACCGAAATCCCAGATCCTTGCGTAGACAAGCTCTTCCGAATACGGAACTTCATCGACGATCTCAATCCAGTTCCGGTCAGTAAGCTTGCTTTCGTCAGATTCAGGCTCCTGTTGAAACAGCGCATTGAAGAACAGTGTGCCCAGCACCTTCTTCCGGTCTTCAAGCTGCTCGATGTCGTAACGTTCCGGGAACAGAGGTTCGCCCGGAGCACGTCCCAGAGGATCATTCGGGCCCGCAATAGCCTGGAACTTAATGTGATCCCATTCGCCACCTTCGTCTGAAGTGCCGAAGTGTTTTAGGATCCGGCCGACCAGATCGTCGTGGTGCCAACGGGTTGCGATGATAATCATCGATCCGCCCGGCTCCAAACGGTGATATGCCGTGCCAGTAAACCATTCCCAGTCAGAATCCCTCTTGGTCTTCGAGAGGGCTTCGGCCATAGTTTTGATGTAGTCGTCGATCAGGAAGATATCTGCACCCTTACCGGTGATAGGCCCTCCCAGACCAACACTGAGCATCCCGCCGCCCTTAGTAGTCATGAATTTGCCGACAGACTTCACATCTTTGCGGATACGCTCATTCAGCAGATGCGGGTTGGCGCTGAAAATATCGCGCACCTCTCGACCAAAGTCGGTCGAGAGGGAGTCGCCGTAGGTCGACAGGATAATTTCTCGATCGGGGAAGTTCTCCAAGCACCAGATGGGAGTGGCAATAGTAGCCAAACGGCTCTTGCCATGGCGCGGGGGCCAGCTAATAATCAGCCGTCCGTTCGGCTTGATGATCGTCTGTGCGATCTTGAGAGATGCACGCAGCAAGAAGTCCTTGGCAATCCACTGGGGGTCGAGCTTGCTGTAGAGGGTTGCGGGCGTGAGCTTGTAGTTCTGTGCCAGCGTCTCTGCTGCATGCCGAGCCAAGGGGGAGAGCTTGCTCGGGTGGGCGATGTCGCGGGTGTGAGGGGGCTGTAACGTGGTCATTCGTTGCGGTCTCCGCCGCTGCTGCCGTCGCTGCTGCCGCTGCCTCCGCCGGAGCTGATGCGGACGATCAGCTGCTGGGCGAGCATTGCGGTTTCGGGATCGGCCAGGAGCATGTCGAAGCCAGAAGCGCCATTTAGCGCGTTGGCAGCTTCGGGATCAGTTGCCCGGCGGGCGATCTGTTTGAGAGTGACTTCCACACTCGCATGGCGCTGGATGCCATCGTCTTCAGGATTGGAAAGTCCATGGGCCGGCAGTCCAAGGGAGATCCGCTGGATTTTGACCAGTTTGTCCAGGAACTCCAGAGCCACCTTCGGGGTCATCTCTTCGATCCAGATGTATTCGCCGGTTTCGGGGTCGATCCGATCGAAGTATTTGTTTTTCAGAGTTTGAAGCAGGCGCTCACATTCCAGGAAGTGCTTGTCCTGGATCGAGAGGATCCGACGCTCGCGCAGCTTGGCGTGAGCAGCTTGCTCGAAGAGGTCGGCGGCCTTTGTGCGGGGGGCCCAGTAGTAGTAGGTGTGCAGCTCGGTGAGCTTGGTCAGACTGCGGTAGTGCTGGGGGATGTGCTGAAGGTATTCGTTGTTCTGGAGCAGGATCTCTAGGCGCCGAACACCCTGGTACTGACCCTGGGCGAGATATTGCTTGAATGCTGCGTAGGCGTCATCCGGCTCGAACTCCATCTGAGACCAGATGGCAGCTTGGTTATCATATGCCGGAAAGCCTTCCAGGTAGTTGATGTCGATGGCTGCAGCTTCGAGGAGGCTGGTCTGCTCTTCGGACGTTCGGAGAAACAGATCCTCAGGGATCAAATCCGCACGATAGAAGAACTTGGGCAGCCCATATTCGTTCGTCGGCAAGGTGCGGGAGATGTCGCGAAATGTCGACAACCTTGACACCTTGCTGATATCTCTTGCGGCGGGCGTGTAAACAGGCAGGTTCATTGGGGGAGGACCTGGTGGGCAGGGTTTTTCTATATAGTATAGTATATTACAGACTCTCGAGCATGTCAAGAGGGAATCTGTTTAATTGTTTGGGTCGGGTTTTTATGC